TAATATAGCCAATGGCCTCCGCCCAGTTGTTTTTTAGCCAGGAAAGTTTCTCACCCATCCAGGTCCAAAAACCTTGCAAAGCAGGAATTATGGTATCGGTAAAATAAGTCACCACAGACATTACGATGTCTCTAATACCCAGCCAGTTGTTTTGGAACGCAAAATAGATAAGGGTTGCTGCTGCGCCGATGGCTAAGAATGGTGCCAAAAATGCAAGGATTGGGGCTGTAGCTGCCCAGATTGCTGGTGCCAATGCCCAGAACGCTGCGGCTAGTGTAACACCTATAATCACAGCCCAAATCTTGATTAGCCCAGTATTCTCTTTTAAGAATGGGATAACGTTGTTTTTGATGGTATCGCCAAACGACTTGATTAATGGAATAGCTGATTTTAAAAGCTCTTTGATGTTAAAAGCGTCTATCAACTCTTTGCCTAGGTCAATCGCTACCATACTAACGTTGTCTTTTAGAGTAGAGAACAGCCCGTTGATTGTCTCAGACTGGTCTTTCATCGCGCCGCCAAATTTGGTACTCATACCTTCGAGAATGGCGTTAACACCGTCCATGCCAGATATAGCACCGCTTTCAGCCAGCTTCATAGCTGTAGGAATATCAGTGCCTATTTTATTTGCTAACATATCCCATACAGGAATACCAAGCTCTGCTAACTGCATCATTTCTTCAGCAGATACTTTACCTTTGGCACGCATCTGGCCAAACGCTCTAGTGACCCTATCAATCTCAAACTCACCACCGCCTAAAGCGGCTACTGCGTCACCTATATTGGTCATCATCGGGATGATCTCTTTATCCACAAATCCAAAGGCTAAAAGCTTTCTGGCGGCATCCTGTAAGCCCTTTATTTCAAATGGGGTTTCGGCTGCGAACTGGAAGAGGTCATCTAAAAAGCCTCTGGCTTTATCAGCACTACCTAGAAGTGTGGTAAATGCTATTTGGGCCTGCTCCATATCAGCAGCCATTTTTATAACACCTAGGCTGGCTGCTGCCGTTACACCTACTAAAGCAGTGAATCCGCCTACAACACCCAATACCCCCGCTTTCGCGTTTTTAGCAAACGAACTTAACCTGCTTTCGGCTTTATCAATTCCTGAATTATCGGCTTTTGTCGATATTTTTACTCCTACCTCATTTTGATTTCCTAGCGTTGGCATCTTGTCTTGATTCTAGCACGTCAGATTGCAACTTTAATATCTCTAAATCTGACATGACCACCTCAAGCGGAGTCTCTATAAACTCCTGCCAGCTTAGGCCCATCTCTTTGCGGTATTTGAAATAAAGAAGTTCTTTGGGGATCTTGGGGAATTTTGCGGGGCGCCCAGCCTGTTTATCAGCCTCAGCAGCTAAATAGCTTATGATTGACTTTTTTTTTGCTTGGAAAGAGTCTTAAACTTAGATTCTAGTCCTGATTCTTGTGAGATAAAAGCAATATCGGCCATAGGCAAAAGTCTTACATTCTCTGGCGTGATAGGCGCCTTAGCACCTGATTCGTCTGTGAAGTTCCAGTTCTTTATTATCTTGGCCAATACCTGCACAGCCACAACCATCTGCGGTAGCTCTAAGTCAATATCATACATAACGTCCATCAAAACTTCTTCTGCTACCTCTACATAGGCTTCATCGTCTGGCTTAGAAGAAGCTGGGAGAACTATTCTTTTGGTTGGTATATTGGCTGTAAGTACTGGCATCTTTTAGATTGAACTAATCGCATTAATCACTTTTACATCGAAGCCTTGAGCATCAGATGCGTCATAAGTAGGCACATACTTGATGTCTGCATAGATGATTTCCCCGCTTTTGACCGGAGGAGTGTTCTCTGTAGCTTTTAAGTTGTTTAGGGTGATTCTTAGCTCATGAGCAGTGCCTGAGAAATGTCTGACAACACAAGACCTCTTTGTTATAGCCAAAAATCTGTTGTATTCATCCAAGGTATCAAAAAACATCTTGGCCGAGAACTCAACATCGCCCAATGTTCTTACCAACGCTGCTGGATCAAATGATCCGCTTCTCTTGGCCCCTGCGTTGTCTTCAAACATATGCTTAGCAGTCCAAGCAGAACCGTCTTCTACCTGTGTCTGAGCAGCAGTTAAAGCATCTGCGGCTGTCGCAGCAAACCTAAACTCAGTTCTTCCCCACATAAATGGGGTAACAACCGTGAATGAAGGGGTTGCTGGTCTTAAAGCAATTGTGTCTCCACCTGCTACGCCTGTAGCACTACCAACTGTTACTACTGTTCCTGAATCAACGGATGTTACGGTTGTGTCTACCACGGTGCCGTTTGCCTTGTAAATTCTTATCAAATCACCAGCAACCAAACCAGTCGTTGGAGATGGGTCATATGCTGTTGTTAAAGTCAAAGCAAGAGTATCAACTGATGCTATCTCTCTTACAGTGAAAGACTTTAAAGCAGATACTGTTATCTTGAAAAGCATCTTGTTCTCATCGAAATCTATCCCGATTTGGCTTGCTTCAACACCCATGTATCTAAACACAGCTTGACCTTTTGCAATATCAATAGTGTAAGCGTTAGGGTTATTGGTGTTATCTAAGGTAAATGTGTGGGTGTAAGGATTTGAGCCGGCAGTTGCTGATTTATAAAAAAGCATGTCAAGAAATCTAGCAGCAGTATTTGGCTCTGCAAGAACGGTTATCTCGCCTTGGTGATCTCTAAGCCCAGGCAATACCTGATATCTGGCTAATTTGTTACCTACTACCGGAGTATCTTCATCGAGGTTTAGGTTAGTGGTTAAACTCTCTTCGTATAAAGGAGCGTATGTATCTGGGGTAACCGGTGTACCTTTAGTTGATTCTTTTTTTAAAGCTAAGTAGCCAAGGTTTCCTAGTCTCTCTGCCATTATTGTCTGTTAGGCGCCTGCGTGACAGGATCAATGCCTACCATGCTTTTGCCCGTAACTAATTGTAAATTTGGATTCTCAATCGGGTAATCAACTTCTATCTCTTCGCCTGGCTTAACAACGCCAACATTCATTATCACAAGCTCTTGATCTGATATGTTTTTATACTTATACTTCTTTGCCATTTAAACCTATTGTAGCATTCCCAAACCAACAATCAACTGCGATTGTTAACCGGAATTAGCTCAGTAACGCTAAGTCTAATCGTGGCTTCTTCTACAAAAGTATCCTCCCCTCTTAGTGCCGTGCTGTACTCGGGGGATGCCACCTGGTTAACGATCAGATTCCCAAGTGTCGCATTTTTGCGCAAAACGCCCATGATAGAGTTATCTAGATAAAACCCAGTTGTAGCATCTCTACCCTCTATTACTTCCATCAGTCTGCGGTGAGCAAACACTTCTGCGGATGGGTTACCGATCTCGTCTTTCTTATTAAAAATCACCTGTATAAGGATAGTTTCTGTGTTCTCATCCATGCCTGTGGGCCCAAAGCTAACGTCTCCAGATTCTTTAGAGATGATCAGACAAGGCATCAAGCTATCCGGTATGTCTATGGGGTCGCCGAAATAATACTCTTTGAAGCTATCGTTAAAAACACTCCTTAGTGTCTGAATGATGGTATCTATAATAAATGGTCTAATATTTGGTGTTTGTGCCATTATCTAAACGTTTTCTGTAGTCTTTGGATGACTGCATCCCTAAAGACTCCTATGATAAACTCTCTCCTTTCTTTATCTATTTTAACTAAAAGCCTCTGTGGCATCTTTGACGTACCTTCTTGATGGTAAATCGCATAAGCCACCGTGTTCCTGATCGCCGCATAATCTTTGCCACTTTTGCTTGTGTACCCTCTTCTAAGCTTACCGCTACGCTCAAGAATACCTCTGCCGGCGTACCGGATTCGCTTCCAGTACTCATACTTAGATCCAAGCCTTGGCCATTGCTCCCCTAAAACATCTCCCTCGGTAGCAAACACATCCTGAGAAAAGAACTTTTCAAACCATTTGCTCAAGTACCTCATCTCTTTTGAGAAGTCGGTAAGTTGACCTTTTAGCTTGTTGTATTTACGGATCAAGGCTTTGTCGCCTTCAATCGTAACGCTAAGCTGAACCATTAGAATACATCGGTGACACTGAACATTCTATCCTCGCTGGGCGTGTTTGATACCGCTGAAGCGTCTGGATAGCCTGATACAGAATCCCCTCTATCAATATCACTATCGTCTATATTTTCTACTAAACTTATCGATTTTGATTCAATCTGTTTTAAAATTGCTAAAGCCTGCTTAATCTTGTCTGAACCCTCTTTCTCTGTACCTGTACGTTGTGAACCATAGCCATTGGATAGCAAAGACCCGGCTGCAAGTAGCCTTGTTATATGTCTAACCATGAAGGGGATCTCATCAAAAGGTAAAATGTAGCCGGCTACGGTAAGGCTCGCTTTGACCTGGCTCTCAGCCTCTTCTATAGCCTCTGAAACCTCAGCATCTGTTATATATTTATTGTTTTTAAGCCCTGCGGTTATCTTTACCTGATCTACTGTGGCAAATCGGTTATAACCACCACCCCGAGCCGCATAAGCATCACTTAAAGAGGTCTCAACCTCAGAATGTTCATTGTAATAGGTGTATTTATACCAATATCCGCTACCACCTACGCTGTCAACGTATTCTGTTTCAAGCTGGTCAGCTTCGATAGAAACAGTAGCGATAAGAGAAAAAGAATCATCATCTGGGACCGAGCCATCTACATTAGTGGCGCGATAAAATTTTATCTGGTTACCCCTTAGCTTGATAACAGCCCCCTGTTTAGTGTGGGCAATCGAGAGGTTTGAGGTAAAGGTGATGCTATTGCCGGTAATAGAAGATATTTTGCGGATTTCCGCCCGGTCTGAGCCTATATTGCCTACTAAAAGATAATCACTAGTTGAGTATCCCTGAGGATTTTCTACTGTTATTACTGCTTGGCTTGCTGCTGCATCAGCAGTTAGCAAACTTCTTTCAAGTAGGTTATTTGCGTGGAAGTTATCAGCTTGTAATATTTCTTTCGCCATGACCAGATTCTATCATCTTAAAGCCGTCTTAGGTATGGCTTGCGAAAGAACTGTTTTACTTATGGACTGACCAAGCTTAAGACCAGCGCTTTTTTGTGAAAGAGTGGTGGGCCTTAATGATAATATTGAGATGTTGTCATCTGCCATCACGGTTACCGCTAATAGCTCGAACAAAAGCTCTTGCGCTTCAACTACTGCAACTATATTTCTTTCTGGCAAGATAGCAAACGTAGGGGCAGTGAAACCAAGCTCCTGTACCCCAATTGTTACTATTGCACTACCTGAAACGGTAGATGAAGGCCGCACGACAGTGATCGTCTGTACACCCACTTCGACAGACACATTCTTAACCGCAATCACCCCGGTAGCGGGCTGGGTCAAAATTACGACTTGCATCGCAGCATCTATAACTACATTTCTGGTTGTTGAAACCGTAGGCGAAGGGGGACTCAGGAAAACACCTTGGGCTAAAGCATTCACCACAGCATCCACACCTGTAGAAATCATTGGTGCTAGTTGTGACAAGGTAATCACCTGAGTATCTGTCGAGATAGTAACATTCTGGATCGCTGATATGGTTGGTGCAGGCAAAGAGCTGGCCAGAATCTGCGTATTCGCAGAAACAGTCACGTTAGATTCTGTTGATATAGTTGGCACCGGCTGCTCGGTAGCTATAGATTGAACACCCACTAAGACCGCTACATTGGCCTCTGTCGATACAATCGGAGCCGGTGGTGACACTGTTATAGTCTGCACACCTGCATTCACAGTGATGTTTCGCACGGTGGTGACTGTGGAAGCCGGTAAAGAAACAGCGACAACCTCAACACCTGGTGTAATAGTAATATTTCTAACCGTTGATATCGTAGGTACAGGAAGAGAGGCCGTGATAGTTTTGGCACCCGGCGAAACTGAGGTCGAAACAGATAAAGCTTCAAAAGGCCAATAGCCAACAAGACCTGCTTCGTTTCCTACAAGCTCTTTATTATAATTAGCGGCAACCTCTGATGAATCTCTAATATCATTCCATAAACGGACCTCGTCTATCGTT